CTTATTGAAGGTCTAGTTACCTCACCTCTGCAATGCCAACCGCTTGTATCAGCGATTACCAATGTGTTTGGTTTTACTGCAACAGGCTCAAGTTTAAGATTCATTGCTTGCAAGTCTTCCGGTAATGCTCTAAACGATCCTTCACCATGACCTTTGTTTCTTTTTCTATCCCAAGTATCGTTACACACGGCAACCGACTCACGATAAAAATAATCTAACTGTTCTTCTGTAACAGATGTACTTCCTTTAGCGTACATGAACGGTCCTTCTTCTTCTGTTACACCTTCAGGAAAATACCAATATTTCAAACAAGGATAGAATACATCACTATGACATACCTTTTGTATGTCTCCGTTATTAGGATTATTTTTTAATCGTTGTACATAAGACGTTTGAATGAAGTGTTCTCTTGCTGCTTCATCAAACTGAGGTTTGTGTACTGCTTTAACACACGTGTTAAAAATATCCCATCCGTGTACTAATTTCGAAAGATGCTCATAATCTTCTATAACACGTTCGTTATTCATAGACTGTAAGCTTTCTGCCATTGGAAAGTCTGATATTTCTTGCATTACTTTTTTAGATATATCTTCTGGTAGAAAGTTTTCAAACGTCATTAAACCAACATTATCAAACTCATCAAAGCCTTTGTGTCTCAATGCATGTGCGTGTCTGGCAAAAACCATTCTAAAGATATGAAGACCTTTTTCCATTAGGCCTGTACGAGCAAACAGAGGGTGTACTTTCTTGGTTAGAAAAAACTTATGACCTGTAAAGACAATTGGTTCCGGCTCTTCACCAAAGATAATTTTATAGGCTTTCTTAGCTTCACTACGAAAGTTTTCTGTTGTTAGAAAGTATTCAATATTATTAAGATCATCACATTGATCACTTGTAATCAGTTGTCTACTAAACAGGTAGTTACCAAGATATGTTTTCACATTTTACCCCAATAATCATTATCATCTCTTGGCACATTTATAGCTATTGCAGAGGGATAAGGATTAGTTTTACTCGTATCATTTATAAGAATTCTTGGAGCATGAGGTATATCGTATAGTATTCTATAGTCTTTAAAACCACACTCATCTAACGCTTGTTCAGTTATCTCCATATACTTTCTTGGACGCGATGTTGTAAATACAAACGATGCTCCTTCTTCTTGCTTCTTGAGGAGGTGAGCTACAGCGTTAGGTATCGGTCTCGGTATATTACCATAATGATTGCTAAACAGTTTAGATTGATTGTAAAAAACTGTGCCGTCTATATCGCAAAAGATAGTTGGTCGTTGTTTATTATAGTCAACAAACTCTTTATATGTACCTAAGTCAACATAATTACCAACATTATTTACAGTAAAGACATGGTTAGATAGCATTTGTTTTATAATGTGAGAAACAAATATCTCTTCACCGCTACCACTTAGCTCATCGTAAGCTTTACAATAATCTTCTGCAGATCTAAAACCATAACCTCCAACACAGACATAATTACTAACTACAGACTTTTCTACGATATTCGTTAATATGTCTTGATCATTAAGCACAGCAAAGCTTTTAGCTGCTACGTTTGTAACATGGCGATTTGTTCTAAGGTCGACAACGCAGACATGATTATCTCTCTTAAGAGGAGCTTCGAAAAAGCTATCACAATCCTGAATAAAGATAGGTTCGCTACCTAACTCCTTAGCAACTTTATATACAGTCTCTGCTGGGCCAGAAGTTGGCTCGTCTAGTACGTGAATGCGTACTCTAGGGTTATAGAGATACGCTTTAAGTATTGCTTGTTTTGCATCATACTGTTCAGCATGCTCTTTAAGAATAACAAAATGAACTGTGGTATTTTTTACATATGGCTTTGCTGCTTTCTCAAACAAACAATCGCCGTCAGCAACAGTAAGAAGGTACTTAGGTCTCGTTCCAGGATATCTAGAACTTTGACCAGCACATGGTATAATTACGGCCATACTCTATCAAGCTCCTTGGTAAGGAATTTTGTAGTCTTTTTATCTTTACTATATGGCAGTATGCGAGACAGCATAAAACAATATAATGTATTATTTTTCATAAAAGTATAGTTAGATTTTAAATGCTCGCTTATTTTAAGGCAAGATATTTTAAAGTTTATTTTATCTTCTCTATTTCTAAGAAACCAAAAGCCATCTAAATCCTGTCTCAACTTTGCACCATCAAAATGTATGCTGTTTAGTTTAGTAGGGTTAGCATCGATTAGAAAGAACTCTCCGTCTTTACATATTATATTATCAAAAGTAAAATCACCATGAATAAGACTTCTTGGCATTTTATAACTAAGCGAGACTACTATCGTACTTAAGTTAATATGCTCACCAATCTCAATGACTTTATTTTCAAGTTCATTAGTAAAAATGTAATCCGTTGAGTTATCTAAACACCAATCAAAATAGCTCTCTATAAATTTAATTAGGCTATCTACGCCAGCATTACCTTCATGTTCTAAGAACGAAGCAATATCGTCACCATTAATATACTCCATAACAATACTTTCATCTGTCACTTCAAGTATTTTTGGAGTGTTGAATGGCAACTCTTTTAGTATTCTTGCACTCTCTCTTGCTTTCTTATAACCGCTTTTTACTACAGTGTTATTATCGTAAAGAGAGACAGAAGCACCGCTGTGACCTTTAAGTTCTTTCAGCAATTGCATATTGTAGTGTTTGCCTCAATTTATCAATATCAACTTCCATGTGAGCGTTTTTCGGTTTTGGTCTTTCTTCTGGTATTTCTTTTGTCTCTGCCTCAATAGTATGCCAGTTAAGATCACAAACATCTGCTATATTATTCCAACCACATTCTTCTGTTATCTCAAACGAGTGATTAAAATCTACAACAATACTATTTGGTTTCATAGCGTGCGTATGTGTAAGGCCTGCACCGGTCGGAGATACAATAATGTCTGCCGTAGCAAATAGCTTAAGCTTTTCTTTTAGAGGCATCCCCGACATACTGTTTGTTTTATGTGTATTGAAAGGTACAAAGTCAAACTCATCTACTAACATATCTATAACAGCAGGTTCATTTTTAACATTTCTTGCAATAGCGTCGTTACGTGAAATATAGACTCTTTTGAACTCTGCCTCTTCTTCTGGAACTAAGTTTTCTCTGAGAAAATTTACAGCCCAAGAGGCTACTTTACCTCTATAGGATATTGCCGGGTATGTTACTGCGTGAACTTTCTTACATTTAACAATTGCTGGTGATTCAACAACCATCAGTCTGTTTTTTATATCAGGAAAGAAATCTAACGAGTCAAGTTGGAATTGTAGTGGGGTGTTAGTTATGATAGGTATATCGGGAATTTCTCTAAAGGCTTCTATAAGAGGAAGGTCTTCAAAAAACCAATGCCAATACTGGCCGATATTAAACCATGTAAAAGCTTCGTCAACTTGATAATTATAAAAATAATCGCTTTCTACATCTATGTTAAAAGTTCCACGAGCACTAGCCCAAAAGGGACTTTTTATTCGAAAGTTGTTAGCGTCTTTTGTAAAGCGTTCATGATAAAACCTATCTTCTTTAACTATACCTGCAAGACCGTGCTCCCAGCTGCCGCTAGTTAATATACAATCTTCAAATGTTACTATCTCACAAGAGGGTGCAGTGTAGCTAAAATTTCTATCACTAACACTGTAACTTCTTGTTTCTGATGGCTTTACTTCAATTCCTTTCGGAGTTGTTGTTTCCGTCACTAACATTATCTTCTCTCAATTTTTTTAACGACTTCACATGAGCAGAGTGTATTTTACAACCTATAAACTCATTATAGTATTCATCTTTAAGTAGTACATCATATTTAAACTGTAGCTTAGCTTCCCAATAAGCACATTCACCTTTAGTTCTGCAGAGCATTAAAATTTCTCTTTTAAATCTCTCTCTGCCTGACTCTTCAACGAGTTGCTTTACTTCTTCACTGGAACCAAAGTAATCTTGCCAGTCTGATTCTACAATTTTTGTCCTTTTATTTTTTCTTCCTTTTAAAGGGGGAAGTCTTCTCTTATTCCAGAAAAATTTCTTACCAATGTATTTTTTATCATTTGTAGTATCGGTTATTTGATATACAAAACCGTAGTATTCTTCTATTTGCTCACTGGTAAATGGAACTCCTTGACATGTCCAATCACTCGTCGTTGTCAAATTCAAAACCTTCTATATCCATTTCATTATAATCTTGTGATTGCGACGAACAAAATGGACAATACATTGGTTGATCGATTACATTTTCTTCATCAAATGTTACCATATATTCCACGCCGCAGTCATCACACATAAAGTCCTTTGTTACTTTGCTTGGCATTTAATACTCCTAATTTACGAAGCTACGCCCCATACATCATCCCATTTACCGGACAATGCACCTCGGGCATAATCAGTTGCTCTATTCTCAAAGAAGTTAGTGTGCGTTGGCGCATTGATCATTTCTTCTACCCAGAGCAACGGGTTGCGTTTTACTTTAAATATACCTCTCATTCCTAAGCTAATAAGACGTCTATCGGCGATATAACGAATATATTTCTTAACATCCTCTGCTGTTAGATTTTCCATATCACCCATAGCGAATGAAAGATCAATAAACTTATCTTCTAACTCTACCATTTTCTCTGCAATGGTATATATTTGACCTTTGAGATTATCATTCCAAAGCTCGATATTTTCTTCTATATATGTTCTGAATAATTTGATCATTGACTCAGCATGCATAGTTTCATCAACAATTGACCAGGTAACAATCTGTCCCATACCTTTCATCTTGCCGTGACGTGGGAAGTTCAATAGCATAATAAAAGAACTAAACAACTGCATACCTTCGGTGAATGCAGAGAATGCTGCAATATTTGTTGCTATAGATTCTTTTGTACCGTTAGCGTTAGATAAGTCCATAAAATATTCATGCTTATCTTTCATTGCCTCATATTCGAGAAACTCGTTATAGGTAGACTCAGGCATACCTAGAGTTTCAATAAGATGTGAATAAGCAGCAACGTGTAGTGCTTCTCGTGCTGCAAAACCAGCAAGCATCATTCTTACTTCCGGTTGCGGAAAGTATGGAAGATAATTATTTACATAACCACCTGCAACATCAATATCTCCTTGCGTAAAGAAGCGAAAGATGTTAGTTAAGAAAGCTTTCTCAGACGGCTGTAGTTTTGTAGACCAATCTTTAACATCCTCCATCATTGGAACTTCGGTATGTAACCAATGACTTTGTTCGTGCTTTAACCAGGCTTCATATGCCCAAGGATAGTTAAAAGGTTTAAAGTACGATCGTTCTTCTTGTAGATTAGTTTTTGACATTTATCCCTCGCATGCAAGACACTCTGTACCTTCAGCCAGAGCGGTCATGTCTATCTCTTGAATAATTTCTCTTTCGATTCTCTTTGATACTTTATCTGCTTTTCCAAGCTTCTCTGAACGGCAATAGTATAATGTTTTAAGACCATTCTTCCATGCCATAAAATGTACAGCATGTAGATACTTCTTATGAGTGTCTGGTCTGAAGAATAAATTTAACGATTGAGCCTGATCAATATACTCTTGACGTTTAGAGGCATGATCAATAACCCAACGCTGATCTATTTCCATAGCAGTCTTAAATACATCTTTTTCTTCATCTGTAAGAAACGTTAAGTGCTGGCATGAACCGTCGTTAGATATTATTGATGACCAGATTTCATCGTATGAAATTTTTGTTTTACCTTCTTCCAGTTTGTCTTTAATAAGTTTGTCCAGGTACTTATTTTTGTTGAGAAACGCTCC